GGAGATTATAAAGGCTATGATCAGAAAGAATTTTTAAACGTCACACAAGCTTCTTACGCTATTTATATGAAAATTGCGAAGATGATAGGTTATTCTGACAGTGATTTAGACATTATGTCTTCCATGGTACCAGATTTAACTAATTTTACAGTTTTATATTTTGGTGCCTTATTGTTAATGCCACGCGGAAATGCTAGTGGTCAAAACATGACGTCTTATGTTAATAGCACTGCAAATAGTTTGAATAGTAGATGTGCCTATTACCAAGCCCATGGAGGAAAACGAGTTCCGCCTTTTCGAACTATGGTAAATATGATGACATATGGCGATGATGATATTGGAACCGTAAGTGATAAGTGTACATGGTACAACGCACAAATTAAAGCAAAATTTTTGTTGGATTATGGCATTGAATACACACCACCGAATAAAGAGGGAGATCACGTTCCTTTTTACAACTCACGAGAAGTAGATTTTTTAAAACGTTCTTCTGTGTATATTCCTGAAATAGGGTTTACATTGGGTGCGTTATCGTTAGATAGTGTACAGAAATCTATTACTTGTGGAATACCTTCTTCTTTTTTGTCAAATGAAGAACTGTTTGGTCAGGTTCTTGATGGGGCATTGTTAGAGCATTTCGCTCATGGGAAGGAGGTATACGAGTCTTTTCGACAGAAAGTTGAAATTTTTGTTTCAGAAAATAAGTTGGAAAGATTTACACGGACCTACCTTTTAACATTTTTTGAACGCTCTGAAATATGGCGTGCAAAGTATGTGTTAAAAGAACCAAACATTGGTTACCACGATCATGATACTCGTCATGATCGGAGGCTTGTTTGGGAGACTGAGTTAGGATATTTCGACTCTGGACCCGATGAGGTTAATGGTCCAGTTTTATAACATTACTTTAGCAAAACAAATAAAGGTGCAAGTACAGGCACGAAGTCAATGCTGTACAACAACATGGGGTATACAGCCGGTTTAACCCCACCGGAAGGGCTGGATAGCCCGATTCCTTATTCTTCGTTAAGCGAAGAATCCCCGAGGCAACGGGACATTCCAGCTAATTGCTGCTATGCACAACACAAACACCCTCAGTTTCCTGGAATCTCGTGTTCAGGACCTGCAACACAATATTGGACAACACAAACACCCTCAGTTTCCTGGAATCTCGTGTTCAGGA